CCTCTAAAAACTCCGCCTGATACGGCAGCGGTTCAACGCCAAGTACCTCACGCACAAACAAAGTCGGCTTCTTACTATACCGCTTGGTGAAGTCAAACATTGTTTCTTCTGAAAGATCACTCATGGTCAATCACTTTCAACTTACGCAGCGCATCAAGATGCAAGCTACCAACATTAATCTGCACATTATTGCTTCCCTTATTGCCGTAGCGCTCCTGATTCCACGATTGCGCGGCAAGGTTATGCTGCCCAACCTTCTGCTTAAGTAACCCAAGGTCAACCTGATTTACATTGGCCTCGCTAATATCTCGCCCATTCTCGCCATTCAGCGCTTCCATAATCTCACGCTGCCTACGCTCGGATACCTGCTGTATCTCCTCAAAGGCAGCATCAAAATGGGCGTCAGCAGCGGCGCGACGGGCATTGTCCACAGCACGCGCCAAATCATCTGTGCGAAGGATTAGCTTGCGAAAGTAACCCTCAGATATATCCAGATCGGCAGCAAGCGCACGCAGGGACTTACCCTCAAGCAGCCACTCCTCAAGATAATCAGGGCCACCCCTGCTCTGCAACTCGTTTAACGTTTTCTTTGCTAAAGGCCTACCAGCCATAAGAATGCTCCACTTTGAATTTTCAGAAATATTACAATGGTATTACTGCAAAAGCAACGGGGGGCGAGGGGGGGCTATGCGGCTCATGGCGCGGGAGGGACGCCAAGGAAGGAACAGCAGCACATAGCCCTGCGATTTTTATAACATAAATTTTTCTGTGTGTGGATATATAATAATAATAGGGGGAGGGGAGGGTGTTGGACGGGGGGGGCTTTGTATACAATTGCACATTATTGTATTGATTCAGCCTAACTTAGAACATTTGCGTACAATTGTTTTGATTTGTATTGCATTGTATTGATTTTGTCCAACTCAGTACGATGCGATACAATTGTATTTGATTGTACTAAGTTAGGCAGAATTAATACATTTAAGTGCAATTGCATCTCATTGTATTGATTTAGCCTAACTTAGTACAACGCGGTACAATTGCATTTAATTGTACTGAGTTAGGCAGAATTAATACAATTGGCCTTGCATTGTTTTTTTGTCTGCAAAAATAGTGGTCTCTGCCAGCAAAATCATAGGTGCGCGCATAACCCCCATTATGTTAAATTTATTGTGTAACAATATCAATGCGTTGGTATTATGATACGCATTACTTGGTATTATCTAGCGCATTACTCGCGCAACACGGGTAAAACTAAACTGAACAGTTCAGTTTACAAATGCAATACAATGTAGTATTCGCGCGCGCCTGTGTGCGACCTGCGTCTTGCTGTGTGTTGCGCTGTGTTTTCCCCTGCATTTAATTTGCATAAAAATGCTAAGGTATTGTTATTGCTTGCTTCTTTTTTCTTGTGGTATCACATAGATATTGCTATGGTATATGTATAGCAAGAAAGGACACGCCATGCAGTACCAGTTAAAACCAATGACTTGGACATATACAGAACCAAACACGCCACAAAGATACGCGGCAATCATCACGGACGCGGTAAACTTGGCTATATTTCTCAAGCAGACCAACAGAGCGCCAATCGACCATGAAGTAGCACTGAAAACACTTATGACGCTAAATGTGAACCACGACTAACAGCATGATGCATCTATGCGCGGCCATGCGTGGCCGTCATTACATGCACCAAAGCATGACAGCAACAAAACAGAGGAAAGAAACAATGACACACATCAACGATTTTTGGCTAACCGAATACTGCAATGACATTGCGCAAGATATTTGCCGCGACACAACAGACATTGACCAAGCTATGGATTGGGCAAGTGAAAGCGCGGACGGTAGCGAGTACGTTATTTATTATGCAAAGGCGCATATGCTTTGCCAGAACTGCAACACGGTTCAAGGTGAAGATTTTGTAAATGATTGCTGGGGCGATACACCATTGTCTTATGATGAAATGGCTTGCCGTATTGCATATGGCGAAATCGAAAGCCGTATTCGCAATGCAATCTGTGAAATCTTTAAAAATAAAGAGGCTGCATAATGTACACACAAACATCAAAAAACTATGACGCAGACTACCTTGGCGGGATTATGGTGATTACCAATAATGAAACTGGCGCAATGCGACAAGTGTCACTGCGAAACGACAAGGGCCGCAACATAACACTTTCACATTTCAAGGAGTGCATTGTATCGCATGGCTTTGATAATGCTGCACGGGTGTTTTTTGTAATCGGAAAAGAGGATTAAACCAATGTCGTTCTTTGTATTCACAAACATAATCATCATCGCCGCATGTGTTCTTGCATGGCTAATTGAAACATACCTAGACCGCTAAGAGGAAAGACCAATGACCAATGCAGAATTTGAAACAGCATTATCGCAATCTGTCCGCGATAATTTACGTAAAGAATTAGATGCAGATATGTACATTAACGCAACCCTTGATGAAATGTGGGACGGTGAAACCTACCGTGATCAGGACGGCGACGCCTTTTACCATGAAATAGGAAATGAATACACACACCACGGGAAACCCGTCGTAGTATCATAAGAGGAAAAACCAATGCAAATTCAAAACGCAACAGATGCCCTAACCCTAGCTTTACATTTAGCAATCACAGCGGACACAGAAAACCAAGCACAAAAATGTATAGAATACGCTGAAATAATCGCAGCAACGCTAACGGCAAAGCAAGTTGAGCGCTGCAAGATGGCCGCTGAAATGACGGCAATGCTGGAAAGTTGGCCGCGTGTCACTGGCAAAACTCGCGCACCAAAGCAAGGCAAAATAATTGCCTGCCCGCATTGCATGGAATGTTCCCGCGTTTATCATTTTGCTTGGTCAGGCTTGCAATGTTCACATTGCGAAACAATGGTTGATAAATCGCAATGGATTGTACCGCCAAAGGAATATCAATGATTGCGCAATGTCGCGCCAGCGCTTGACCTATGCAGCACAAGGCGCGACACTATCCACATCAACGCCAAACAGGGGAAAACCATGTCAGACAATGATCAGCTATCGTGCATCACCAAGGAACAGCTTGAAAAGTTTTCCGCCGCAATTCCGCAAGAGGTAACCTTTTCCGATATTGCCGCGTTGATCTTGTCAATGCTTGAAGCCTATGATCTTGCCAGCGACGATGGCGTGGAATTGCTTGAAATGTGCGCGGATACGCTTTCCGACTATGTCGTGGAATACCCACGCGCCACCATGCACTGAAACAGCATCACACAGCCATTCTAAGGCCACCCACAGGCGCGAAACATGTCGCGCCTATGTCCTACCATTCTCAAGCTCAAATTTACGCCTGAGTATCGCCTCTCGCTCGGCATCAGTCCAGCGCGGCAATTCAACGCCAAGCACGCGCGATCTATTCGCAAACCCGTTCAGCTCATCCAGCGAATGAATGCCCGCTAGTTTTTGCTCAATCGTCTTTCCCTTTCCTTGCCCCGTGTTTTCCCCGCGCAGCATCGCGATCACCTTTTCAGCATCGCCAATCTGCTCAATCGTCATGACGTAATTATCCCGCTTGTACGTCAGTCCATTTGTGCCTGTCACAGTGCCAGCCTTTTTTAGCTCAGCATCACGCAGAAAAGACTTTTTCCCATACCCGCCGCAAACCCACACGCATTCCCCATTCTTAGGCGTTGCCGTGAACAGCAGGTAATCACACGCTTGCTTTGCCGTGTACGCAAAAATGCTAACCTCATAATGTGGCTTTGGTGGATAGGATAAAACTTTATTCTTGACGTCCACCTTTAGGCCCCACGGCGTCACAATGTCATAATCATAGCTTCGCACCATCTCGCCACCGATCAGGCTATGCGCGGCAATCTCAGCAAGCGTGGCATGTGCATTTCTTGAACCCTGCATCATGCTGCCCTCGTAATTCATTTCAGCAGCTAAAGACCTTGCTTCTGCCTTCTCTTTCTCACTGCAAGCATAAACCAAAACCATACTACTAACCTCGCTAATAATTAGACTAATAATAAAGGGCTTTACTAGCCCTTTATTATATTATTAGTCGTCATTATATTTGTTCATTATTACTAATATTAACTAATAAAACTAATAAAAGCATAACCTAACCCTTTGTTTTTATTGCAGACCAGTGTTTATTAGTCGCCGAACAGGTCATTTGCCCGCCCATCTCTGTCGGTAAACCAGATTTTTCCCTCATTTGCGCAGATATGCCCTGCGCCCTCAAGTGCCTCAACGGCCTGCTTATAGGTTTGTGATGGATTGGACGCCCCCACCAGCTTGCCCTTAAAGTGATCTTTTATGGTTGCCTCATCAATGCACCAAAAGGACCTTGGCTCAGGCCAGCCAGTGCCAGCAGGGTTTGGCCCGCCAACACCCTCGCCACGCAATTGGTAAAACACCTGCTTAAATAGCTTTTGATTTTTGCCCTTAATGCGTGGCTTGTGTGTTTCTTCTATTTCGCTGTCGGATGCCTCGCGTATAACACATGTTACAACATCGTCGCCATCCTCATCTTGGCCAAGTGTTAAGGCCTCTAGCACGAATGGTAGTTCCGCGCCTGTCTCCATGTCACGTTGCTTTGTTGCCCTTGCTGTGCGAATGCGCGTTTCCTCGTCAAACGTTAGCTCAATCTCAGCATCGCAAGCGGCCTTTAATGAGCTTGCACCCCTACTACCGTTTTGCGCGTTCTTGCCGCTGTGATGCACAAGCAAGATATGTACGCCTGTTTCCTCTCGGATACGATCCAGCCCAGCCACGAAACGCGACATCATGCTGTTGTCATTTTCGTCAAATGTGCCGCTTGCTGTGGCGCGTGCCAGTGTGTCGATTACCAGCATGGACACCTTGCCGTATTTCTTGCTTATTTCTTGGATTAGCTTTTCCACCTTAGCTATATCTTCGTCAGCGTCATATAGATTGATCGGGCTAGGCAGTAATGCCAGCGGGATAGTTTTGTCGCTGTCCTTGTGGTATTTCTCGCGCAGCGCAACAAGCCGATTGTGAAAGCCCATGCCGCCCTCAGCCGCAAGATAAAGTACGCTGCCCTGTCTTACCTTATTGCCGAAAAATTCCATGCCCGCCGCAATGTGATAGGCTAGGCTCAGCGCGAAAAATGATTTACCTACGTTTGACGCGCCATAAACTACGCTTAGGTTATTCTGTGATAACCAATTTTTTACGATATAATTTGCCGATAGTTGAGCCACCGCGCTATTTGGGAAAACCACATCGTCTAGCACGTTTTTCGGCTGTAATAGCTTGCGCGTTGCGTCTGGTCCTCTGGCTATCCATACATCGTTGAAGTCGTTTCCATCGCGCTCAGGTAAAACATGTTCCACACCGCATAGGTCAAACGCCTTTTCACATGCTTTACGGCCAGCTTCGTCATTATCCCCCGCGATTATTAGCTTTGCATTTGGTTTGGCGGCTTGTAATGCTTCGCATACGGCTGGAATATTGCCAGCGTTAAGCGCGAATACGGCTGGCTTACCTGTGGCCTCATGTACGCTGCACGCTGTTGCCCAGCCC